GGTACGAGCACGGCCCCGCCGCCGCCGTGGACAACGCCAGGGTGGCCCGTGAGAGGGCCGCGCAGGCACCGGCACAGCCCGCCACGACCCGCTCCGCGTACAACCGGGCCGACGCCATCGCCGAGACAGCCGACCTGCTGGCCAAGGTCCGGAAGCAGCGCGGGAAATCCGCCGCGGGGCTCGCGAACTGGCGGCGCGAGCACCCGGACGCGCGGTGATGACGCTCGCTCGCATGAGCCAATCGCGGCGCTGAACTGGTACAATTGGACGTATCCGGGGCAAGTATTACGCCGGCGGCACAAGGGATTGCGGTCCCTGTGCCACCGACTTGCCTCGCCCTCCTACCGAAACTAGGGGACGGACCATGAACAACGGTACAGACTCACCATGCGCGGCGGTGCCGCGATGACCGCTTACGCTACCCGTCACTGGCGGGTCAGAGAGCGGCGCGGCCCCGCGAAGCTGCTGAAGTGCGTCCTCTGCGCTGAGGCCGGCATCAGCAAGCAGGCGTTTGACTGGGCGCACCTGCACGGCACCGACGCCGAAGACGTCATGAACTACATCCCCCTGTGCCGCAAGTGCCACATCGCCTATGACGGTAGTGGCCACCACACGCCGCACTCCGAGGAGACCAAGGCGCTGCTGAGCCAGAAGAACACCGGCTACGAGCACACCCCGGAGGCGCGTGAGAAGATCCGCGCGACGTCGACCGGCCGCAAGCACACGCCTGAGTCCCGCGCCAAGATGTCGGCCCAGCAGAAGGCCGCCGCCGAGGCTCGGGGGCCGATGCCCGATGAGCAGCGGGCGAAGCTCAGCGCGGCACTCAAGGGCAACAGCAATGCGGCCGGCGGGCACCGGCCGGGTGCTGGCAGCCCGCGCGGGAAGCGCACCGGGCAGGCGCTGGAGAACATCAGGCTCGGGCAGCAGCGGCGACGGGAGCGTGAGCAGGCCGAACGGGAGGCCAGGGAGGCTGCCTCGCGGGCCGGGGACGCCTGACCCTGTATCGTTACCTCAGACACGCATGTGCCGCCCGGCCATGCGTGAGGCTCAGGCACCCTCGTGTGCCGCGATCAGCGGGCGGGAGGTGATGTTAAAAGAATGGCATCCAACAACGCCAATGTGGTTGCCTTTCCCGATCTCGCCCCAAAGGGCTCCGGTAATTCCGCAGGCGGTAAGCGCGGCCTTATGGGACCAGAGATCGGCACTTTACCTCGTTTGATCTATCCCAAAGGCTCTTTTCATTTTACGGCGGCGGGGATGTCTTCTTAAGCGGGTCGACTACGGGGAGTATTCGGCCCGTGATTTAGGCTATAAAATAATGTTGGCGCGCAATGGTATGTGCGCGGCAATTGAGCAGGTGCTCACCCTTCCGATCCGTGGTGCTCCGTACACCATTGAGCCCGCCGGAGGCGACAAAGGCGAAGCCGAGTTTGCTCAGTCTGTGCTATTGACGCCCGACCAGTCCGGCGGCATGACCACGCCGATAAGTCAACTCATCGGGCAAATTACGGCTGGTCAAATTTTCCGGCGCAGTTTCTTTGAGAAAGTTCTGGAGCAGCGCCCGAGCGACGGCAAGATAATTTACCGCAAGGTCGCCTACCGGCCTCCTGCGACGTGTCAGGCCAGGTACAACGACCGTACCGGCGAGAGTAACGGGTTCCGGCAGCAAGTTTGGCTTTTCGGCGGGAATTTGCAGATAAACAACAAGCAAAAGGTTCCCGGCTACGTAGATATCCCGAAAGTCCGCTCTTATATTTACACCCACGGGCAGCATCGCGAGCCATTGACTGGCGTTAGCGAGATGGAATGCGCGCAATGGTGTTATCAGACGATGGCTAAGCTCCAATTCCTCTGGATGTCGTTTTTGGAAGGCATGGCGATGCAGCGCCTGGTCGTGTACGGCAACGACCAGCCGGAAGCGACCGCCCGCGCCGATGACATCGCCCAATTGCGCGGCTCCGGAATTGTCGGGCTAGTCCATCCGGTCGAGGGCCAGAAGACGTTCGAGGCCCTCCCTTCGGCCGCTGATGCTGGTGCCCAATTCGCCGCATGTATGACGTTCCTCGAGAATTGGATGGCCTCCTCCGTCCTAGCCGGCTTCCTCCAATTGTCCGGCGCCGCGGCGAAGGGTACCCGTGCTGGCGGCGGCGCGTCGGCGGGCTCCTACGGCATGTCCGAGGACCAGTCGTCCTACTACCTGGCGTCCCGTGAGGCGGTGGCGACGGAGATCGCGGACAGCATCTCCCATGACCTGATCCGTCCGCTGGTGATGCTGAATTTCGGGGCTGATGCGGCGTTTCCGACGTGGAAGTTCGGGCCGTTGCAGGAGGCGATGACGGCGGTCCTGTTCTCCATGTTCGGGCAGATGGCTGCCGCGCCGTCGCTCAATGTCCCACTTCAGTTCATCGACGCCCTGACGGAGCGGATGGCCGTCATTCTCGACCTGGACGCGGGGTCGATCCATGACGCGATGGTCAGTACGGCGAGCCAGCGGGCGGAAAAGCTTGCAGGCAATCCCCCGCCCGGTATGCCCCCAGAGGCCGCCGCTGGCCTCGGTGCGCTGCAAGGCATCGCGCAAGCCGGAACGGGTATCGCTCAGGCCGCGGCGGCTCAGGGGCGGGGTCCGCAGCCGGGGAAGGCCCCGTCCGCGCCAGCGTTCCCCTCGCCTTCGGGGCCGCCGTCACCGCCGCCGGGTAAGCCACCCATGGCCGGGCCGCTGGCCGCCGCGGCGCAGTAATGGCCGGGGACCGGCGCGTGATTGCTGTAGCGTGCTGACAATGAGCGGCGAGGTAGAGCGCAGGTCATACGGCGACTCGCAGGCGTTTTACGGGGGGAACGGCAAGAGGGACCGGGACACGCCGCCCGGTGCCGGGCATCCCTCCGCCCGCAAGGCCGGCGAGCTCGACCCCGAGTGGGTCATGTGCGGCGTGGACGTCCCCGCGGGGAAGCGGCTGTACGCGAGCAAGGATCTCAAGGGGTCGGCGTTCGCGGTGGCCGTGGACGAGCACTGGAACGGCGACGGCTGGCACCTCACCACCACCATGCAGCGGATGCTCGTCATCACGAAGCCGACCTATGGCGAGTGCATGGCTGAGCTGATGCGGATCTGGCAGAACTGGGAGAACGAAGGCCGGGCTTTGCCTGCTGGCAGCGGGTACGAGCCGCACCGGGCCGTGAGCCGGTGACCGCGCAGTGACCGCCGCCCGCGAGGAAGTCCGCGAACCGTTCATCGACGGCGTGACGGACGGCTGGTGCGAGCTCGTCGTCCCTCCGGGCGGGAAGGTCTACCCGGAGGCCAGCGAGCCGAAGATCGGCGTCGCTCACCCGCGCTGTAATGCCCTGGCCGACCTGGCGATCGAGCTGGACGCCTTCTTCTGCGCGGCGTGTCACCGGAACGGCCGGATATCCGGGGCCTGGTGCCTTGAGGTGATCGAGGAGGCCGGCTCGCCGTGACCACCCCCGCCCCGCCGCGATGGACGGAGAACGAGGACGGGCCGATCTGCGTCTGCGGCGAGCCGACCGTGGTCAAGATCATGCCGGACGGGGTGCCGGTCTTGCTGTGCCTGTTCCACACGCGGGAGTCCGGGGCTATGAAGCGACTCCCCGCGGATAAGCCCGCGTGCTTCCATCCGTGCGACCCGGACTGCGAGGTCGGCCCAGCGCACTGCTACTGGATACACGAGCCCAATCACAAGCCCGGCTGGCACTCGCAGGATGACTGCCCGGTGTGGGCGGCGCCGTGACCACCCGCGACCTGACCTGGCGCGCGGTCATCGCGGTCGTCGTCCTCGTCGCCGTGGTCCTGGTTGCCCATAGTCCCGCCGGCCAGTGGCGGTTCCCGTGACCACCCCGGCCATCCGGTGTCCGCACTGCCTCGATGAGGGCCACGTCTGCGAGGAGCACCCGGAGTTCCCGTGGGAAGTCAAGGTCGAGGGCCATGACGGGACCGCTCCCGGCCACGGTGCGGGGATGCCGTGCCCTTACTGCTGCTCGCCGATCCCGGAGGGCGCTACGGTCTCGATCACGCTGGCGTTCGTGCCCGACTGGAAGCGCTCGTGACCACCCCGGCCCCGGCTGGCACGATCGAGCGGCTCGGCCGCTGGCCTGACCCGGATGAGCCAGGCCGGTTCGTGGCCCGCTGCTCCTGCCGCGCATGGTCGGCCGTTGGCACGGTCGTGGAGGTCAACGCGGCGGGCCGCAACCATGACGACTCGCCGTTCCGCCATCACGTCGTGTCGATCTACGGGAAGGTGCGGGACGATGCGGCGGTGGTGACGTGACGACCCCGGCCCCGCAGCAGCAGCAACAGCCCCCGCCGCAGCAGCCACCCCCTCAGCAACCCCCGCGCCTACCGCCCGGCTCGCTCCCGCCCGCCGTCGTCGACGCCGTGGCCGTGGCCCTGTCCGCCCTGCTGCTGACCGCCCTGACCGCTGCCGCGATCATCGCCGCGCTGCTGTCCCGGTTCCCCGCCGTCCGCTCCGCGCGCTACCGCACGTTCTGGCAAGGGTTGCAGCGGGTGCTGGACCGGATCGTGGTACCTCACCCGCCTCCCCTGACTGGCGTGATCGGGGCGGCGAGTGAGGCGACAGCACGGCAGAACCTGGCCAGGCGGGCCCAGTTCGCTGTCGCGGCGGCGACACGGGTAGCGGGGGCGATGGCGGAGGCCAGGTCACGCGGCGAGGACGTGG